AGCTATTGAGTTTCTTAATTGGTGGGCATACCTAGTAGAGAAACAAGATTATGAACGAACTCAGAGACAAGCTATACGATAGTCTTCTAGATTATTGGCAAAAAATAGTAGATGACCTAGTGCAAAGCCTTTACGATGTTGGAAGGGTAGCGAGTGGAGCAACAGCACAAAGCATAGGTGATTTGAATACTAATTTAATTAATATTACTGCACAAGGCTTTAGAGTTACAATAGCAATGCCGCCATATTATGAATTTATTGATGAAGGTGTAAGTGGTGCAAAGAGAAACACTGGAATAAGCCGATTCAAATACAAGGATAAAATACCACCTATCTCAGCTATAAGGAGATTTATGTTGAACAGGGGTATTAACCCTACACCAAAGAATACAAAATCAGGAAAGAGAAGAGATGCTGAGGATATAAGAAATAGTATTGCCTATGCGATAGCCTATAAGATTTGGAGTGATGGTTTGCAGCCTACTAATTTTTATAGCAAGGTAATAAACGACCCGAAGCTTCAAGAATTTGAAAGGAGATTACTCGAGCAATATTCTGATTTCATTTTAGATATTATTAGAATAGAATGATTATATTTGCTCTACATTATTAGTATTGTAGATTTTGCTTAACGTATGAAAAAGTGGAAGCCCCACAAGTAAAACGTTTAGAAAGCCCTCAGCAATGGGGGCTTTTTTTATACGTTAAATTTAAGTGCTTAATTTTGTATATATAATAAATGGCACTTACCATACAACAACAGCCGCCACAGAACTTCAATAGCAAGACTTTTTTTCTGCCGTCTTTCGCTCCGATTGAATACCTAGTTAGCAGCACCAACACAGCTCAAGCTGGCTTTAAGGTTATTGTTAGCGTTCATTATGATACTGATGGAGCTGATACTAAAATAGCAACCTTACAGCTAAATACAATTCCTTCAGCTACGCAAGTGGTTACTGATATTCAGAATATTGTTCAATCGTTTGTCAGTAGCCAATACACCATATTAGAAGGCGACACAGTGGACTTAAGTTTTAGCGACTACAAAAATTTTAGAGTAGCTTTTCAGGAGTATAACGCCAGCGGATTGCAAGGAAGCCCATCTAGCGGAGCAACTTTTTACGCTTGGGATGCTGCACCAAAATACAAAGAATTTGCAACCGATGATTGGAAGAATTGGAGCATAAACGAAATAAGTGCTGGTGTCGTTACAGGTGATTTTCTCAGCAGCTTTGAGCAGAATAACCAATGGGCTAACTTTAGCAAGGCAGATAAATGGATCAGGATAAACGACAGCCAAAAATATCAAATCAACTGGCTTATAGATGATTCACGAGAATTGGCTATATATGTCAAGACAATGGATGCGGCATTTAACACCTTGTCAGTAAGAAATCTAAATTTCACATCAGTAAAAAATCAATACGGAATAGATGTAGGGGTGCAAGAAATAACTGCCCATAATTGGCTAATAAATACAACGCCTAGTGCTTTAGATATGACAGGCGTTAAGTATTATGCATTGAGAATATTAGAAGCAACAGATGACTATTGGATAACACCAGCAATAGGTTTTGAGGTAGATGATTGTGATAGTACTTACACTAACTATGAGCTACACTGGTTAAATAGGCGAGGTGGTTTTGATAGCTACACATTTACAGGCAAATCAAATCAGGAAACTGACATCCAAAAAAACTTTGCTAAATACAACACCCGAAAAATAGAAAGTAGCTCAATAGTGCATAACACATACGCACAACGCAAAAGGGCTTTTCATACTGGTTTAAGAGATAGTTACACACTTAATAGTAGATTGTTAAGAGATTTTGAAATAACTGCCTTAGAAGACCTTGTATCGTCTCCTGAAGTGTATTGGAGAGATGGTAGCAACTTTCTATCAGTCAATGTAACAGATAAAACATACAGACACGCTAAGAGTGAGAATGGGCAAGTTTATTCAATGCAGCTAACAATGGAGATAGATAACAGTGATAAAAGGCAATGGTAATAGAGCATATTATAGCTGGTTATTCAATACCGCATAATGAGGGTGCAATACCTTTAACCAAGGAAGCATACGATGTCAACGAGCCACAAAAAAGGCTAACCGATTATTCCAAGACAATTACTATTCCTGAAAACAGAATAGTCAATCAAATCTTTGAGCACGCCTTTGATGTCAATATTGATTTGCAGACCTTTAATCCTAACCTAAAGACTAGCTACCAAGTTATTCAAGATGGGATAACAGCGATTGATGGCTACTGCCAGTTAAAAGCAATTACAAATGTAGATGGTCTGATTAATTACGAGATACAGGCAACTGGCAAAGTAGGTGATTTATTTGAGAAAATACGAGATAAATACCTTACTGATTTAGACCTAAGCTCCTACGATCATACCTGGAATATTAGCAACGTTACTTCTAGTTGGTCAGGCACTATTGGCGATGGGTATGTTTACCCGATGATTGATTTAGGCGGAAGAACTAGTTATGACACTTGGGATGTTGTAGATTTCAAACCAGCGATATATCTCAAGACGTATATTGACAAGATTTTGAGCGATGCTGGGTACACTTATAATAGCACCTTTTTTAATTCAGAGCTTTACAAGCGATTGATTATACCTTATGCAAGTGGCAAGATACTTCTAAGCAATGCAGCTATTCTATGCAAAGAATTTAGCGTAGAGCGTAGAGGAGACCAAACAGTGAATTGTCAAGGTATGCATAATAAGTCAAATAGCTTTAATAGTATTTTAGTCTTTACTAAGGACACCAGCGGAATAGGAACAATGGCAATAGGTAGTACATTTATAGTAGATTAATGAGTGAAGTAAGATTTTATAACACCTGTAATAACGAGTATGACACTAGCACTGGTATATACACACCGCTAGTAGATGGCAAGGTATCATTTCAGGGTAATATTCTTTTTGATATTATCTACACACAAAGCAATCTAAATACTACACGTCAATTCAACGGCATCAGAGACCCATTTTATGGAGCAAGTGTTAGATTTCAGGCGTTTGTTCAGTTGTTTCTTATGGAAAAGGATGGTACAACGTTTAACGTCAAAGAGCGTATTCGTTTATACTTTAGTGCTAATGCAGCAGCAAACGCACTGACAGCATCTACAACCCTATCAGATAATGAATATGCCTTCTCCACAGGCGAAATAAGCGTTATTGCTGGAAATGAATATTATTTGTCGGTTGGTTCTGTTGTTTATGATGGTGATATAAGACTCCCTTCACCATATAGCCAAACTTATAATTATTCTGTTAACAACTTCAGCAACTTTCAATTCAAAATGCTGCAAGGCTCAAGATTTGCTAGTGTTAGTTTGGATAAAGAATTAAGTGTGGGTGATACGATTCAGGTTAATTCAACTATTCCCAAAAACATAAAGCAATCAGACCTACTTAGTAGCATAATTAAGCGATTCAACCTTTACATCGATTATGACGCTATTGATGAAAATAAGCTAATAATCGAAACTAGAGAAGATTACTTGACTGAAGACAGAGTAAACATAGAACACCTTGTAGATAGGTCAAGAGACTTTAAAATACGCCCAATGGGTGCGTTAGATGCTGGGCGTTTCATCTTCAAAGACCAACTAGACAAAGACTACCTGAATGATGCTTACAATAAGGTTAATGATGAGGTATATGGACAGCTAACTTTAGATGTAGATAATGACTTCCTGAATAAAGATAAAGAGATTACCACCATATTTGCTCCTACTCCTTTAGAGACATTTAAGGGTGAGAATGACAGGGCAATATCTTCAATACGTTTTGTTAATCAGAATGGTGAGAAAGCCGATGCAACTTCAAAAATAAGGCTATTGTATTGGGGTGGTACTTTAGCAACTCAAAAACAATGGGTGTTAAGTGGAGCATTGCAAAACAATTATCCTTATGCTGGTCATTTAGATAACCCATTTGATCCGCAATTTGATTTGAATTGGTGGATACCAGCACAGCTATATTACGATTTCAGCTATGGGAATAAATACACCTTATTCTATCCTGACAACAACTGCTACAATGCCTACTGGAAAAAGTACATTGAAGAGATAACTGATAAAAATAGTAAGATACTTGAATGCTACTTAGCTCTTAGACCCTATGATTATAATGAGTTATCATTTAGAAAAAGCTACTATATTGATGGAAGCTACTGGCGTTTGTTGAAGGTAACAGATTTTGATGCGATTGCTGAAAAAACGACAAAATGCGTATTCCTGAAAGTTGAGCCAAAAAGTACATTTGTACCAAGTCGCAATCCTCTTAGCGGTGGCATAGATATATACGATGGCGATAGATACCCGACTGATTCAATGATAGAAAAAGTCAATGGGAATACAGGGAAGGTGCAAGACAGCATACAATATGGAGATAACGTAAAAGGTGGCACCCGTTCTCTAGTAGCATCAAATAACGTAGAGATGTCGCTAGATAGTAAGAATAGTTTACTTGTTGGCAGTAATAACGCACAATCTTTTGCCGACAACGCTACAATGCTAAATAGCCCATTTGTTAGCACTATTAGAGATGGCGAAAGCTACATTAATAACGTCTTCGTAGAAAAGCAAATAACCATTAATCTAAGCAACGACACCATAAGCAATTTAACTGGCGAGCTGGAAATATTGCCACCATTACCCGATGACGAATTTTACCAAATAACTAGAGGCTATATTAGATTGATTGGGAATGCTTCTCAAGGTGGCACACATAAAGTTGAAATAGTCACAGATGACAATTTAGAGCATATACTAGCCGAGATACCATCTTCATTTTTTGGGACAAATAACAACGTTGGATATTTAACGCTGGGATCACATACAGAATCTGACATACATTTTGGCAGTGGGCTTAAAATAACAAGCAACGCAGATATGAGCTTCATCTCAACCAATTTAAGAATTAACCTAATTTACCGAATAATTAAGATATAATGGCAGCAAAAAAAATAGCACTTGATTTACTGTTAAACATCCAAAAAAGTGACATAACACTAGAGGAGTTAAATGAACAGCTGCAAGAAGCTAAAAACCTACTAGAGCAAATGGGTGATGATGGCAGTAAAGAATTTAAAGCCTTGTCTGCCGTTATTGAAAAAGCTGAATCAGATATTGAAAGTTTTAATTCAGAACTAGACAAAAGCAAGAAAGGTTTTGATGAGACTAGCAAAGCACAAAAAGACGCTGCAAAAGGAAGCAGTCTATTTTCAAAAGGGATAAAGGCGATAGGTGTAGGACTTAAAGCACTAGGAATAGGTGTTGTAGTTGGTGCCATCAAATTGTTTTTTGACGCTATTCAAAAGAATGAGCGGATAATGACCTTTTTTGAGACTGTACTAGGTACTATATCAATTCTTTTTGAGCAACTATTCACAGCTGTATTTGATGCAGTAGATGCGGTTAGTCAAGCTACAAATGGTTTTAGTGGATTAACTAAAGTAGCCAAAGGGTTATTAACGATAGCAATAACACCTTTAAAGCTTGCATTTTTAGGTATCAGCCTTTCACTAAAACAAGCACAACTAGCTTGGGAGCAATCATTTTTTGGTGGTAAAGACGAAGACAAAATAAAGGAGCTACAAAAAGACATAAAACAAACTCAAAAAGATATAAAAGAAACAGCACTTGATGCGGTAAATGCTGGGCAGCAAGTTATTGATAATTTTGGTGATGCAATTAATGAAGTTACACAGGTAGTAACAAAGAGCAGCGAGGGAATAAGTAAAATAAGCATTAAGGCAGCCAGTAATTTAGCAAAGACTAACAAAGAGCTAGAAAAGTCAGCACAAATAGCAGCAGCACAACAACAGCTACTAATAGAGAAATATGATAGGCAAGCCGAGCAACAAAGACAAATAAGAGATGATGAAACGAAAAGCATAGCTGATAGGATTAAAGCTAACAATGAACTAGAGAATGTTTTAAATAAACAAGAAGAAGCAATGTTGGCGGCAGCTAACGCACAAATAGCTTCCGCATCTGCAACCTTGCAAGCTAACAGAAATACAGAAAACGAAGTTTCATTAATAGAAGCACTTGCTAATAAAAAGGCTATTGAAGCACAGATTGAGGGCTTTAGGTCAGAGCAAAAAGTTAATGCAGTAGCTCTTCAAAAAGAAGAATTAGCACTCAATAAACAGCTATCAGACAGCGAGGCACAACTATCATTTGAACGTAGGAAGTACAATGCTGAGCAAATAGAAGATGAGGTAAAAAGAGCCGAAGCGTTAAGAGATTTATATGCCGAAGAACAGCAAGAAGAATTACTAAGGCTAGAGACTATTTTAGAAGCAACGCAAGCTGGTACACAAGCCGAAGTAGATGCACTGATAGCACTAGATGAATTTAAAGAGGAAAGCAGACAGCAGAATTTAGAAGCGAATAAAGCGGTTTTGGAAGCTACTCAAAAAGCAACAGAGGAATCAAACAAAAAAATCAAACAAGACGAAGAAGAGTTAGCCGACAAAAGGATAGAATTAGCCAATTTAGCATTTGGTGCAATAAGCAATATTGCAAATGCACTTGCACAAGGCAATGAACAGCAACAACGAAAAGCATTTAAAATAAATAAAGCCGTAAATATAGCACAAGCGGCAATGAATACTGGTGTGGCTGTTACAGCTGCATTAACAGCAGGGGGCAATCCAATTAAATTGGCTACTGGTGCTCAGTTTTTAGAAGCTGGTTTAGTAGCAGCGGCAGGAGCTGCACAAATAGCAACAATAGCTAAAACAAAATTTAATGCAAATACAGGAGGCATAGGAAACACTAACATACAACAGCCAGCATTTGGCGGTAATAATGTAGGAATACAGCCTAGAGGGTTTGCAAGAACAGAAGTAGATACGGATGTGCCAACTACAAAGGTGATAGTTACCGAAACTGATATACGCAACGTATCAAGAGATATTGATGGGGTGTACAGCCGAGCTACTGTTGTAGAGTAAATGCCTTTTTTTGACTAGTAAGGTATATATAGATAGATGGATTTGCCATTTATCGAATTTAAACTAACCGACGAAGTAGAAGGTCTTCAAGCGATAGCTTTAGTAGACAAGCCAGCAATAGGCTTAAACTATCAGGCTTTTGCTCCTCATAAATTCGAGGTAATAAATGAAGAAAAGAGAATAGTAATGGGAGCTGCAATGGTTCCTGACTTGCCTATTTATAGAAGAGATGAACGAGGAGAGTATTATGCTATTTTTAAAAAAGAAACGATCAAAGCACTTGTTCAGAAGCTATTCAAAGAGAACAAGCACACAGCCTTTAACGAGCAACACAACGCCTTTAAAATACTAGATGGTGTATATATCTATCAATCATTTATAACTGATGAAGAGCTGGGTATTATGCCACCAAAAGGTTTCGAAAATGTTACCGATGGCACTTGGTTTATAGCTGCTAAAGTAGAAAACGAAGAAGCTTGGGCGAAAGTGAAAAAGGATGGCATATTGAAAGGGTTTAGCGTAGAGGGTGTTTTTGATTTAGAGCCGTACAAATTTAGAAAAATGAATAAATTGAATCTTAAAAGCGTAATCAATACGCTAAAAGCTGCATTTGAAGATACACAGAACTTCGAAGAGGCTACACTAGTCGATGGAACTATCGTAAAGTGGGAAGGTGAATTAACCGATGGCACTGCACTTACAGTTGTTATGCCTGAGGGTGAAGTAGCTGCACCTGATGGTATCCACGAATTAAGCGATGGAACTTTAGTAGAAACAGCTGGAGGACTTGTTGTAAACATTGAGGCTGCTGGTGAGCAGAAAAAAGAAGAAGAGGAAATGTATGACAATGAATTTACTTCTGAAATGTTAACCGAGATGATTGACAAGGCGATGGCTAAGTATGCAGAATCATTTGCGGCATCACTAGAGTTGATGAAATCAGAAAATGACAAGTTGAAAGCTGAACTAGCTGAAGTTAAAAACAACAAAGAAGAAATTAAAAAAGAATTCTCAAATACACTTAATAAGGTATCTGAAGAGTTAGAAGAGCTTGTGAAATCAGAGCCTAGCACTGCGAGCAAGCCGAGTGAATTTAAAGCAATGACCCGAGCTGAAAAAGCAGCAAGAATGGGTGCAATAATTAGAGCAAACAAAAAATAAAATAGAAAAAAATGAGTTTTGATGTATCAAGTTTAACGGATTACGTTAACGAACAATCGACAGATCTAATCTCTAGGCTATATTTCGAGAAAACGTCTAGCGATTATTTTACACTCCAATCAGGAGTAAAGAAAACAGATGCTTTGCACCTATTAGCTGTAACGGCATTTCCTCAAGATGGTAGTGGTTGTACACCTACTGCTTCAGGTGATGTTACCTTTAGCGATAGAAATCTAACAGTAGGGCAAATCACTTATTATTCAGGTTTCTGTATGAAGGACTTAATTCCTAAGTACACTCAAATTTTATTGAGAAACGGAAACGCTGAAACAGAAGAAATGGTTTTTGAGCAAGAAGTATCTAACAGCATTATCTCTACTATTATGGAGCATAACGAGGTTGCTGACTGGCAAGGAGACACTGCTAGTGGTGATATATACATAAATCGTTATGATGGCTTAATTAAAATAATTGATGCGGCTGGAACAGCGGTTGATGGTAACACTAGTAACGAGACTGCTATCACTTCAGGTGCTTCAGGAAATATCGACACTATCATTACCAATATTTGTAATGCAAGACCAGCTAAAGTAAAGTCTGCACCAAATCAAGTATTATTTGTTGGTCAGGATAACTTTGATAAGTATGTAGATACTTTAAACGCTAAGAATTTATTCCACATTAATGCAACTGATTGGGCTAATTACACTGTATCTATTCCAGGTAAAAACGTTACTTTGGTAGGTGTTGTTGGTCTTGATGGAACAAACAGAATGTTCTTAGGTACTCAAGAGAATTTCTTCTTAGGTTTTGACTTACAAAACGATGAAGAGGAATTTGATATGTGGTATGAGAAAAAAGATGACAAGGTATATTACCGAGTTAAATTTAAAAGAGGCGTACAAGTAGCTTATCCAAACGAGATAGTTGAATTTACGCTTAGTGTCTAACCTTTAAATAAGACAGCGATATGGCGTGTGATTTAACAACAGGATTTTCGGTAGGATGTAACGATTCCATTGGTGGTGTTTCAGAGTTTTGGATAGCAAATATGCCATCTGACTTTGCAATAGCGACTGATGGTAGTGGTGAAGTTACAGGAATTACAGGAACGGGACTAGGGTATTATAAGTACGAATGTACGAATGCTCAAGGTGCTACATCTGTAATGAATGATAATCCTACTGTAAATGATCAAAACGGAACAAGTTTCTTTGACCAAACTGCGACCTATGTCCTAAACAAAATGGACAAGGCAAAACGCAATGAAGTCAAAATGATAGCGAGAGCCAAAATGTCAATTATAATAAAAGATAACAATGGCAGTTATTGGCTAATGGGTGCTACTCTTGGGGTAAGATTAGTATCAGGAGAAAATGGAACTGGAACAGCGTTAGGAGATAGAAATGGTTACAGCCTTTCTTTCCAAGCACAAGAGCCAGAACCAATGCCGATAGTAACGGCAACTATCCCTGAAGCATAGTTGATTCTTCATATTATCAAGCCCACTTCAGCGATGGGGTGGGCTTTTTTTAAGCAATGGACATAATAGAAAAAAACACAACAAACGAAATATATTGCAACATCTCAAATGAGGCAGTAAATACTTACTACACTATGACCATTGAGGCAGCGGAATATGAAGTGAATGTAACACTTTCCCCACCATCAGGTATCAATAACCGATATGTGATTTTCCAATTAACTGAGGGTGTAGAAAACCTACTAGCTGCCAGCATTAAGCTCCCAAATTACGGGGACTTTCCATACAAGATAATTAATACAACAACCACAGGCGGCACTGATGGTATTGTAGTGCATAGAGGCATATTAAGGCTAAAGCAACCAGAAGAGGTTGTATATTCGTACACTGATGACGAAACGACAATAATTTATGAATAAATTTCCAGTCATAACGGAATTTGCATCTCAAGAGGTTCCAGTATTTCTTGAGAAGAAAAATAAAAACTTAGTTTGGTTTGGCAAAGACAACCTTTACCCATTTGAACTAATAGATTTATACAATGATAGCAGTACCATAATGCGATAATCAATGGCAAGGTAGGTTATATTGTAGGTAACGGCTTAGAGGCTGTTGATTTAAAAACAAAAAAGTGGTTAAGTCACGCCAATATAGACCAAGACTGGACCAGCTTAATGAAGTCTTTAGCTTTAGATTATGAGCTGTTCAATGGTTATGCAATAGAGGTGATCAAAACCAAGGTTGGAAACCAATACCACCATCTCGATTTTGCAAATATCAGAATAGGTTTAGATGGTAGCATACAATATGCAGATAACTGGATAACCGACAAAGGACTAAAGAACTCTAAACCTGATATACAATACTTAGAGCGTTACAATCCTAGAGACCCTGAACAAAAAAGAGGTGTTATCTACCACGTTGACTACCGACCAAATTTAAAGTACTATCCATTGCCAGTGTATGTAGGTTCACTTGCCGAGATACGTACTGATGTGCAGATAGGCGACTATTGGCTTAATGAGGTTGAAAATGGATTTGTTGGTGGCACATTAATACAGCATAATAACGGAGTACCTGAAACAAAAGAAGAAAGCGAATCTTTTGAAAAAGCATTTCAGGAAAAGTTTGGCAAAGCCACAGGCACTAAAATCGTACACTTATTCTCACCGAGCAAAGAGAATAGCAGCGAGATAACCAACTTGAATGGCAACGACCTTCACGAACGCTACATTAATATGAGCAAGAGGGTTAAAGAATCAATTTTCATCGGGCATAGGGTAACGAATCCTATTCTTTTTGGTGTAAAGGAAGAAGGGCAGCTAGGGGCAAGAAATGAACTAGACTTAGCGTATGAGATATTTATGAATACATACGTCGCTGAGCGTCAAAATACGTTGCTTAGAACAGTGAGAAAATTAGCTTATTTAGATGTTCAGCAAACAGACATTGAAATTAAGCCATTAAAGCCGATAGACACCGTTGATTTAACTTCTGACATAATCCTTAACAACCTAACACAGGAAGAGATTAGAGGGCTTATAGAGCAGCAAACAGGGCTTGAATTAGAGCAGCCAACACAAACACAAATGAATGCTGAAGATGACAGCGATATGATTGATGGTATTGTTGAGCTGTTATTGAAAGTTGATGACCTTGAAAACAGAAAACAAATGGCGTTAGATGCTCTAAAAGATTTTGAAGAGAAGGGTGTTGTTTATGATAAGGGCGATTTTTTAAATAGAGTAGGCTTAGCAGATAAATTTGAAACATACAACGACTATCCAAAAGCAGCTAGTGAGAATGCGAAAAGAGCGTTGAGGTGGGCAGAAGAAAATGGCTGGGGTAGTTGTGGTACAGCAGTAGGTAAAAGAAGAGCTAACCAGCTTGCAAATGGCGAAAATATAAGCCGAGAAACCATAGCTCGTATGGCAGCTTTTGAGCGACATAGACAAAACTCAAATAAAAAGCTTGGAGATGGTTGTGGGCGATTAATGTGGTTAGCTTGGGGAGGTGATGAGGGGATTGCTTGGGCTCAAAGAAAGCTAGAGCAAATAGACAAAGAGAAGATGACTGCTTGTAGCCACTTTTCAGATGATCAAGATATAAGTCATTTATTTGATAACATTGGCGAGCCTGAAAGCAACTTTGAGGTGATTGATAGCTTTGACATAAAGTTTGGTAAAGATGGTACTCCGATTGAATTTGCTACTGAAGAACAGACAATAATTCAAAGGGTTCTGAAATTCATATTAGATAATCCGTTGATAGCAGCGACAGGAATAGCTGAAGCCTTAAATTTAGATTTTGATAATTTAGTGGGTGCAATAACTATCCTAAGTGAAAGCGACTTAATAGCGATTGAAGGAAGCAGCATAGAATTGACAAATGTTGGTGAGCGAGTAGCAAAGGCAATAGAAGTACCAAAAACAGAGGTTCGTTATAGGTATGAATTAAGACCTGATGCACCAGCATTAAAGCAAGGAGGTACGTCTAGACCATTTTGCCAAAAAATGATGGCAAATAGAAAGCTATATAGCAAAAAGGAAATAGACCTGATTAGAAATGATATGAAGTCTAGTAACATTGCTGATGTAACAGATGTATGGTTAGCTAGAGGCGGTTGGTACAGAAAGCTAAACACAACAACTTCAGTGCCTTATTGTCGTCACATATGGAAACAAGTAATAGTGCGTAAAAGATGATATTAATAGTAAGCCCAGCATTTATAAAAGAAAATACTGTACTACATTACAATGTAGACGATGGCTATTTAAAGCCGTTAATTGACAGCACTCAAAATACATTTATCAGACCTATTTTGGGCAGTGCTTTATTTGATGAGATATTATCGCAAATACAAACATCTTCGGTTAGTGCCTTAAACGAGACTTTAATTAAGAGCTATATAAGGGATGCGTTAAAATGGGAAGTTTGCCACAAATACACTAGAATAGGTACATATAAGCTAAGAAATAAGGGTGCTGGAACACACAGCGGAGATAACTTTTCACCATTAAGCGAGGGTGAGTTAGTGGTTGCTAAGAACATCTATAAGGACAATGCTGATTTTTACAGAAGAAAATTGAAGCTATATTTGAAAGAAAATGAAGACAGCTATCCATTGTACAAGACACCACCTAATGGATTAGATGTAGTTTACCCTGAACGAGACACTGAATGGAGAAGCCAATTTATACTTTAGACAAAAAGAAGAAGCTAGAAAAATATGTCCAAAAGTTTAACAATAAAGAATGTAAAGGGGATAATGGAGGTAATAAAAGACGAACATCCTCAAATAAATACAATTCTTAAAGGCAGCATTTTTGATGTTGACTTGACTAAGGATGTAAGTGGTGTTTACCTGATTTATGATGTAGTGAACATAGCACCAAACGGCTTCAACGGAATCGATTTTAGTATAGATATATTCTTATGCGATAATGTAACGGAGATTAACACCAACAGCAATGAGGTTGATGTGCAAAGTGAATGCACACTAATTGCTTTGGATATAATGAGCATAATGGAGAACTACAATAAGGCTAGTTACTCCGACAAAGATTTAGCACTAGCATTGAATAAAAATTGGTCAATTCAGCCTTTTAAAGAGCGATTTGATAGCTTATACGCTGGTGCAGCAATTAATATGACAATAAGTAGTGCATACGGCTACGCAAGATGTAAAATACCAACAATATGAGTGATAGACCGACTTTAAAAAGTTATTTTGAGACAGGAGATGTTCCAACTGAAGCTCAATTTGCAGAGCTGATAGATAGTTTAAGTTTGACGACTGAAACGGATGCAAAACAAGATACCCTAGTTAGCGGCACTAACATAAAGACAATAAACGGAGAGAGTATTCTCGGTGCAGGAGATGTAACGATAGCAAGTCTAAGCGTAGGCACAGATGGGCAGATACCATTTACTAACGCTACGGGTGATGACTTGGATTATAGTAGTAGTTTTACTTATACAGATGCAAATAAACAATTAAATTTAATTGCTGAGACTAGTGCAAATATCACCCCTTTATTGCTTAGTCAAGAAAACACGAGCAATCAAATGGAGTTCCAAATCACTAGCAGAAATCATATAAAGTGGGTTGGCAGTCAAGGAACAATATATCTTAGCGGTAGAGGAAACGGATTATTTATTGGTGGGGCTTCAACAGATGCATCAGCACGACTCCACGTCAAAGGCAGCGGCACAACATCAGCAACAACTAATCTTTTATTGCAGAATAGTGCTGGAACAAACTTGTTGAAGGTTACTGATGATGGTGCGATGGTTTCATCTAATTATATTACTGCTGATGGTTATAAGATGGGAGGTTTTACCATTGAACCAAGATCAACTGTACCTACCGAACAAATAAGTTTTATCAGCACAGGAGGATATACACTATTTAACGTATTTGCTCAATCGTCAACATCAGCATCACCTAAACTAGCAGCATTTGCATTGTGGGATACAGACCCAACATTTTCAAGTAATATTAATCAATTCCAACTCGCAAATAATCCAACATCATCAGCAGCAACCATATTCACCCAAGCCTATGGTTCCGGAACTGCTAAACCTATAAAGATGCACGCAAATTGGAGTGGTGGTAATTACGAACATCTGATAATAGAAACAGATGGGGATATTGGTATGTCAACATCTCCATCAGCACGACTACACGTAAAAGGAAGCGGCACAACATCAGCAACAACGTCATTACTCGTACAAAATAGTGCAGGAACGGACTTATTGAAGGTTACGGATGATGGTGCTGCAACATTTGATTGGGGTACTCACATATTTGGAGATGGCGGGTCGGGTTTATCAAAAATTGCTTTTAGAAGTGATGGGTTTGGCTCTTACATATCATCTAATGGGTATAATATAACTATTAGGGGTAGGGGAGCAAGTAGCGGAGGCGTTCTAATTGGCGGAACTTCAAGTCAAACAGACCTTACAATTAGTCAATATAGGTATGTTAAATTTGCCGATGTAGGCACACCGAGTACCCTAGAGAATGGTGCTATGTGGTATGATGGAACAAATTTCAATGTAAGAATAGGAGGAACTACTTACACCTTAGATAAGACATAATAAATATGAGCAAAATAGATTTAACAACAACACATAACATAGTATAATGACAGATTTAACAATAAAATTTACAGACCAACTAGGCAAAGCTCTAGTTGATGCAGATGGCGATGTAACACTTGCTAAAGTAATCACAACTGCTTTGTTATCTCCAATGGAAGACGATAAGACAATTAGCGGTCAAGAGAAAGCAGACCTTTTTAATTTATGGTTTGACAAAATTAAGGACAACAAAGAAGCAGATTTAACAAGCGAAGACAAGGTTCTAATTAAAGAAAGAGTGGGGAAGGCTTACGCCCAGATAATTGTAGGTCAAGTATTTAAAATATTAAAATAATGTACGATAAATTAATTACGGAAGGGGTTGTAGAAATTGACCCAAGCAAATCGCCTGCAACCGAAGGCAAGCCAATTAGTGCAATCTATGAGGTTAGTTTTGCAAATGACAGAGTTTTAGTTATTGGTAAATGGGAAGGTGATGCTGAAGATAGAACGTGGTCAACACCATTCACCAGAGAAGAATTACCAACAGCAGAAGCAAAAGAACTATATGATCAAGTTGTTACTGCGGTAAATAGCTTACACCTATCTATTAGAAAGTCAGACGCTAACTTTGGCACAGATAAGTGGTTAGAGTTCGTAGAGGAAAGTGATTAATCTTTTTCTGCTAATATTGTCGCTAATCTTACTATCCACTTTTGGGGTGTTGGGATTTGTGTATTCTATTCTTTGGCGTATGCTAAGAGCAGCGAGTGCCTACTTTTGGCAGCTTTGCATTGCGTTAGATGAGTTAGGAAATACACTATGCCAAGACTTGTTTAACAATACTATGAGAGCGAAAGGTGGGCATAGATTTGGCAATAGCAATGAGACAGTAAGCCACGTTCTAGGCAAGCTAAAAGCAGAAGGTAAACTATTGCCACTTGGCAAGGCGTTAGGTTGGATATTGAATAAGATTGATAAGCTCCACATAGAAAAAGCAGCAAAGAATAAACAATGAGTGATATAAGAGATTATTTGCCATATGTTGTGTCAGTAGGAACAGCCTTTGGCGGTTGGGTAATAGGGAAAAAGAAACGAGAAGCGGAAGCAGAAGTAGCAGAGGGTAATGCCTTGCAAGAAATGCAAAAGGCATACACTACAATGATAAGAGATACAAATGCTAGGCTGCAAGAACAATCACAGTTAATTCAAGAGCAATCACAGCGAATAGATGACCTAGAGAATAGGTTGGATGACTGCATAAAGAAAACCAAAAAATGATAAGTATTCAATTATTCTATCCTCACGACAGATTCTCCTTTGGCTGGGAATACATAGCACCTGATGAAAAGGTAAACTATGCGACTTTCTTCTTATTTTTAGGATTTATCACTATTAAATACGACAACCTATGAAATTAGTACTAAGACCAATTAACAAGATTTTAATTCACTGCACAGCAACAGAGCCTGATAGAGATGTTGATGTAGATGAGGTGAGAAGGTGGCATATATCAAGAGGCTGGAATGATATTGGGTACCATTACTTAATTAAGCTTGATGGCACTATTGAAAGTGGGAGACCAATAGAATTAATTGGATCACATTGCAGAGGTCAGAATAAGTTTAGTATCGGCATTGCTTATGCTGGTGGTGTTGAGAATGGTGATCCAAAAGACACTAGAACAGATGAGCAAAAAAAATCACTACGAAAGCTGATTAGGAAAATACGTAGAGTATATCCTGAAATACAGGTATTCGGGCATAACGATTTTGCGAATAAAGCTTGTCCATCTTTTGACGTATCAGCAGAAAAGTATTAATGTGGGATGAGAAAAAGCTATTTGATTATTTAAAGGATAGCTACTATACTGATTTGGTAATGGCTCTTAATCCTATGAGCCGATGGGACTGTTACAGCCCCAGCACTAAACACAGAATAGAATTAAAATGCAGACGCACCCACTACGACAACTTACTTTTGGAAAAGAACAAATACGATGCAATGGTTGTGCAGTGTTTAAAGCATAATGATATACCGATTTATATCAATTCAACTCCAAAAGGTATTTATGCATTTGATTTGATGGAAATAGAGCCAGTATGGGAGATAAAAACCCTGAGAGTTACTACCGATTTTTCTGACAAAAATTGGATATATAAGAAAGTGATGTTTTTGGATATAAATGACTCGATATGGAAATAATTAAAATAGCTGCTTTAAGCGTCTTTTTTATCATCGTTGGTATGTTGGTAGCCAACAATATGAGAAATTCCAAAGAACAGGCTAATTTAGTGCTTAAACTGGAAAAACAGATTGATAGCATACGCACTGCAAGAGATACTATCATAAAAACGAAGTATGAAAATAAAATAAAATGGAAGGTAAGAAATGAAAAAGAAATTCGCTACATATACATTTCTAGTGATAGCATTCAACTTATTATCAGAGACAGCCTTCGGACAAGATACAATCAGGGGAAATAGTGTTTGCACTACTATTGACCGATATAAGCTGGATAATATAATGATAGTTGACTTGCTGAATACAGCAGCAGAGCAAGGTGAGATAATTAGATTAAACGATAGGGAGATAATCACCTACCAGATGGAGATAAAGAACCGGGAACGCATTTCAAGCGTTTTAAGCGACTCTGTTACTTACTATAAAGGTGAAACATCAAAGAAGCATAGAAAGTTGCTTAGAACACGTAAGATTGCGTTAGGAGGGGTTATTGTTGCTTTGTTGGTTGGGGTGGTGCTGCATTAAAACGCAGCATAACAGTTGCTAAGATGCAATGCTCATACTTCGCACTAGCACTTAGCTTGGTGTTAGATGCAATATTCACTTAGCTTAGTGCTTGTAGCCAATATTACTTCTCGGCAAAGCTGCTCAGGAATTTTTGAGCGTTCATAATTACTGCTTAATCCTTGCGTTCCAGTTCGTGATCCTCTTGGTGCTGATTCGTGGTGGCAATTTTTATTCCCATTTTTACATTCAGGTCTTGGCTTCCATCCATTTTGGTTGAATAAGCTGTAAAGGTTGTTCGTCCAAATATCAGTCGGCTTTGCTCGTTTATCGCCATAAGTACAATACCATACAGTTGTTTTCGGTATTCCTTGCATAAAGTCCATTTTACTCAAGTATCCTCTTGGGTTTTCAATATAGTAATCACAACCAAAATGATTAATCAGCTTTAGTGTATTCAGCATCAAACGATCGCTCTTAGCTGCAAAATCAGTCTTTGGCTTGCCATTATCTCTATGCGTACTAATAGCAGCAATAGAATAAGTTGTGCAAGGTGGAGAAGCCCATATCATATCAGGCTTAAAAGGTATTTGATCAGGTGTCAAAAATTCTATATCCGCAGCAAGGTCTATACCTTCAAACGGCTTTATGTCCACCGAAAAAACTTCGTATCCTAGTTGCTCCGCAGCTTTGCCTATTAATCGGCTTCCTGCATATAATTCAAGTATCTTCATATTAAGTCGTTCATACAGTATCTAACAAGGTATACAAGCACGTTATCTCTCTACCTTAAAATCTCCTATATCTGTCAATAGTATATCCTCATCTATCGCATTAAGGATTACATTAAAGTTGTGTACGCAGCGAGATTGATACTCGCCACCAGTCTCTGTCTTCTCAAACTCTTCAACACTTCTGTATGTGAAGTTTTTAAGCGTTCTAAGCGACTTTCTTAGGTTAGCGGTAGTATTTAGCTCTTCTGCTATTTCGAGTGCGTTTAAGCACAGTAAATGAAGTATTACGTGCTTCTTCATTTTTCTCTTCGATTATCTTCTGTTTGCTCAATTAAGTTATCTATTGCTTCTTGTTCTGTTTTGCCATATAAGCAGAGGTTCTACCTCCACTAAAATTTAATACGCTTACATCTCTCATTTCTTCTCTATTAAGTCTAGTGTGGTTTGAACTATCCACCACATTACTGCCATACGCCTCTTTTAACAAAGTATATGAGTAATGGCTAAGTGTACCTAAGAGCTGAACCTTCGGGTCTTTCAGGGTTACTCGTTTGCACACAGTACTACAAACCCTTATTCCCGCCACTACTCATATACTTGTGTTAGCATTAATACTAAGTCCACTGTTTAGCCATAGCTTCTGCAATACCTTTAAAAGTTTTGCTTCTTAATGTTCTTCTTTGTGCTGGTGTTTTAGCTTCTTGTAGTGCTTTATAGTACCACATAGGCATACGTTTTTTTTCTCCTTTTTTGCTTGTAAACTCAAAGAACTCTCCTTTTTCTACAATATTTGTATGTTCTAATTTTGGCAATCCTTTTAACCATAAACAAGTGCTTTTTTGTGCTTTATCTCCAAACTGCCAAGGCTGTATTATTTGGTCTGGCTTTCTCCATTCTGTACTCATTATACCTATCGGATTTTCTAAAGCTATTTTTTCTATTGGAGCATTTGCTAAATCCATAAAAAACTTAATACTTCTTTGTTGGCTTCCATCTGCTCTTTTTCTTTCAAAGTGCCTTGCACCACTTACAGCTAAATCTGTGCAAGGAGGAAAAGCTATCATCATATCCCAACCTTGGTTTATTACTTCAAAAACATCTTGCTGTAAATGCCATTCAGGGTGTCCTCCGCTACATTCTAAAATATCACAGCTAAATGCTTCGTGTCCTAATTTTCTTAATTCTTTTGTTACTGCTTGGCTTTCTTCACAAGCTACTAATATTCTCATTCTATTTAGTTTTATCGTTAATAATCCGTACTAATGCTAACAATATGTAACAGGCATTATGATGACCTGTTACACGAAGCTTTAAAACTAATTGAACTTAATTCACATTTCTTCCAAATCAATCAAATAGACCGAACCTGAATCCTTAT